AAGGGTAAGAACTGTTTGGACAGGAACGTGCACTCTGACAAGTGGTGACGTACCGCAACCTCGGCTTTCATGCCGGCGAGTTTAGTGACAAACTCGTAGCTGCGGCGGATTGAAGACTTACGCCATTTGATGTTATCGCATCGCATAAGCATGTCGTCACCAAGTAGCAGTACACTACCTGTTAAACCGTGCTTCTTAACCCACGTGTAATTGATAGACGCGTTCCACATGGAATTGCGGAAAGTCGTGCTCTGAGCCCCTGTTGGTAGCTGATTCTCAACTTGCACTTTGAGCTTGTGTTTGTGCGAAGTAGCCTTAAACTTATTCGCCACATGCATCAAAGCAGTGAGCCACAGGGGTGCGCCAAAGCGCTGGAGCCACCGAATTTCCAGGAGGTGAACATCCTCGAGCTGCGTCATGTCGTTGCTACTGAAATCAGATTCCACAAACATCGACTCGGAAGTCGGTGTTCTTGTGATGAAATCGACCAGTTGGGATGATTCCTTGGAGTAGGCGCCAAGATAACGTACATCTTGGTCGTGTTGTTCGTACTCCATGGAGGAAAACATCCTCTTTGTGCATTTCCACATGACGGGCCCGAGGCAGACGTTGTGTAGGTCCGAGGATTGGTAAATAATCCTAGGAGCCCAATTCTTGTCGTGGCGTTTGAGTAAAGCCTCGACCTTGACGAAGATCTGTTTATCGCAAAAATCCTTCGTCGTTATTTCAGCCAACTGAGCATAAGCCTTAACGTGTCGGCTCTGCTTGTTGCTGTCGAATTGAGCGTTCCATTCCTCGAATAAACGCCTGTCGTGCACCAGGGGGTCCCATGCGTCAGGAGAGATTTTGTCTAGCAAATCCAGGCTGCCCCGGATAACGGATGGGTGGACTCGTTGTGATGATTTATAATTGCAGCGCTTATCGAACGCGCTGAACAACGAGGCACGCGACTGGTCAGGTACGACCGGTAAATGACCCTCGATGATAGGACCGAGGATGTCGCGTCGAAGATCTTTGATGTCTTCCTTCCGAGCGTTATCGGGGACGCCAACCTTGATAGGGACGTTAATTTTATCAGCGCGCCTAGGAGCGCGCGCCTTTGCTCTCTTAACGAGATACCACGCCGTTGGACCGGTAGGGGCCCTTCGCCAAGACGGCGAAGGCATGGTGATGTTATTGTATTTGTATTTGTATGTGTTGTTGTGTTTGTGTGTGTAGGATAGATAGCA